CCTGTGCAACACCATTAATAAGGACTTTAATGGTTCCGTGCTGTGTTCCTGCCGCCGTGTGGGTGTAAAGACTCTTGCCGGTGCCATCCGCTCCTGCAAACGAGAAGTACGGCGTTGTGCCTACATCTGTATTAAGGTGAAGCATTGACTGGGCGCCTGTTGAACCTGCCTCTTCTACAAGACTAACCACATGGCACATCTGACTGCACGTTCCAGCCCCTTCTATGATAAAGAGTCCAGCATTAACCCACCCCTTTGATACGGTTGAAGTATCAAAAGTTACTTTTGCTGAGAGCGCTGTTAAGTGAGCATTCGCATCAGTTGTTGCTACAGTTGCAGATGCCCCAAATACTAAATGGGTTTGCAACCCATACGCATCAAAGACATTGTGCGAAATGGTTGTACGAACCATAACGTTAGCGATCTGCCCGCTCATTGCTGCCGCAGTAACAACTTTAAAGTACGAAGTACCCACTGTAGAACTTGCCGCATCTGCCGCTACGCTGAGGTATGCCTGAATGGGAACATATGTCCCTGTTGCACTGACCGACTTTGCAGAACCAATAGTCTTAGTAGTTACTGCTGAGTCAGTAGTGATTGATAGATTGGGGAATACAAATCCGCCAGTACATGTTGGTGAGAGGGTAACGGTTTTACCATCATCCGAACTCTTGAAGAACCTATACCACTTCATTTAAACATCTCCTAAAAATAGGGAATCTAAGACTCCCTCTGTGCGCTGAATAACTTTACACCCGGGTCTACAGGCATTGGGTAGAACATCAGGATTTCTTTTCCTACAGATGAACTATCCATAACAACCTGATTCAGGATATAAATCGGGTCGTTGTTAGCCACACCGGTTGCGCTTGCGGTTGTACCTAAGCACCCTCTCCGAACGGTTAATGTTGAACCGGTCGTTGTTGGTGTGCTATCTGCGGTACAATACATAATCTCCCCGCTTGCAGTAAGGATGTAATACGGGGGCAGGCGGGTTGCTACAACAGAGTCAACTACGATTGAAGTTGTGGTTGCAGTATACGCCGTGCTTGCGTTATTAATCTTACCGCTTCCATACGAGACCGTATCGTTAACGCAACTTGCGGTGTCATTAACGATAGTGAAGGTGGATGCATTAACTGGGATCACACCGGGGTAGTTCGTGAAACTAAAGTAATCTGCCTGAGCAGCCTTAGCCACAAACACAACGCTCGGTACGAGGTGCATCACCTGAAAGTCGTATTTAGTAGTAATGTTAGATGCCATCTTCTTTCACCTCAAGCGATTGAGAACACGCCGCCGTGTAATGAATATGCCGGTATTCCGCCACCAGTTGCGTCATTCCCAATATCTGACTTGTCGATAAGAGTTTCTGCCGCAGAGATAACGAATTTCTGCGAGAGGTTGATCTTAGCGAGTTCCTCATAGAGGTCCTGCCACAGCGTCCTGCGCGCAACAAGGCGGGTATCCAGAAGCATGATTGCTCCGTAACCTGCTCCCATTGGCATGAACGGGTGCGGGACAAGCGAGAGACCGTCTGCGTTCGGGAACACGAGGTTAATCTTTGAAATACCCTGTGTGAACTTCATTACGGGTTCAGTACGGAAGTATTCCATGAGACCGCGCCGGATAATACCGAACGTGCGGTAGTCACACACTGCAAGGTTGGGCTCCATTGCCATCTTAACCATGTTGCGGTAAGACTCATCGAGGTCTGCCATGATTTGATCGTAGGTTGCCCCACCGGAAGTAACCCATGTCTTCGGGGTAGTTCCAGTCGTAGCAGTGTTCGTAGTAATCAGTTCGTAAAGACCCTGATACTCGTTGGTGCTTGCTGCTGTGAACAGGTTCGTAGTTGAAGTAACATCAGAAGTTACACCGAGCATCCGCCTCTCACGAAGCGCGCGGAGTGCATCCTGAGCCGCATCAATACGGATAGCAATCATGTCACGAGCCGGAACCTGTGCGAGACCTGCAAACTGTGCTGCTTTCGTGATACGTCCAACCGAATACAGGAACTTAATGAACGCGGACCGGTTGTGCGTAGTAATGTCAGTCTCGGTAAACTGTTGGTCTTCAACACCAAATATTGACTGACCGAACTCATACGGACCCACGACATCCCAAAGTGCCTGCCGACCCTTATTTGCTTCGGTAGGGATAAGTGCCTGCAATGGGTACGGACGCTTATACAGGTAGGTTACACCCTCGTCTGCGATTACGTGCATGAGGTTAGAACCAGTACTTGAAGAAGTACCCATAGTCATTGCTTTAGAGATTTCTACACCACTTGCTTTGTGGATAGCCGCGATTTGATCACGGAGTTTCTGTGTGTCTTCACGATACTGTTCTGCATCGGGCTCTCCGTAATTACCGCACTCAAAAATTGCCTTCTGAATAATCTCATCGGGGATTGGTGCGACTAACGGGAGCATCCCAATATCTTTACTTGATGCAAAACGTTCCTGAGCCCTCTGCGCGGCATACGTGGTATTAATCGCAGTTCCATTAGGAATGCGGTCCCAGTATGCTTCTGCCATGAGGTCAAAGTTAGTTTTAGAGTCTCTTGATCCAAACGCTACACTCATATTAGCCCCTCTTTAAGAAGTTATTAATAGCCTCGTAGTTCAACGGCTGACCGTCAACTTTCCCATCTTCTCCGGGAATAAGAACGGCTGCCTTAACCATAGGCTGTTCTTTGATCTCTTTGAGTTCTTTCTTGAGTTCTTCAATTTGTCCCTCAAAGGCTTTCTTGATTTCATCAACCGCAGCAGTAACGCTTGCCTTGACAATTTCATCAGTACTCTTCATGTTAGCCTTAACAATCTCTTCAACAAACTCTTCATCAGTCTGTTCAAGATTGGCTTTCTCGATTACATTTTCATCTGCCATAGTATCTCCTTTAATAAGTTTTCCTGTACGCATGTTCCTACCTTGATTTAATCTACTAAGATTTTTACCAACGCCAAATCTATCCGCACCGCTTTCAGAATCTTTCTTTGTTGATATTGACGCTCCCTCAGTTCTTGTTCCTGACCAACTTCCTTTCTCAACCACTTTCTCTTTCTTTTCAGGAACATTACCAACTGCGGGGCGTTCCGGCCCTTTAGCAACTTCCTTAATATCTTTATTAACGGGTTGGGAAGTGCTATTCTTAGTTGCCGGTTCCTCGGTTATCTTAGGGCGTTTAGACTTGTGGAACCGCTTGGTTCTTTCTTCGGCTTCTTCAACTTCCTTAGATTCCATGCCCTCGCGTTTCTCTTCGTCCTCCCATTCCTTTTTGGGTTTCACGTCCTTGTCGGCTTTCTCCATGCTTGCGTGGACTTCCTTATCCTTCTCGACCATTTTCTTATCCGATTGGATAAGTTTCTTAAGCATCGAATAAATACCAGTTAAGGACTCCTTAGCCTTGTGGAGTGTTTCTTTGCCTTCACACGAAGCACATTTCTCTACTTCACTTCCTTCGTACTCAACATGACCCGCATGAGAGCGCGGCTTGTCGTTGGTCGAGGAGTTCTCCTGTGACGCTCTTGATTGTTTTACAGATGCGTTTTGTGTGCGGGTTGACTTTTCAACCTCGTCCTTCTCTTCATCCTCGTCTTCTTTTTCAGATACTTCTTTTACTCTCACATCCTTACCTCCCCTTTTAACCCCATCATAAGTTCCATGTATTAAAGCATTTCCACCATTACTATCTGTATTTAAAGCCTTTATAATGGTTTCGGTCTCGTATATAAATCCTACCTCTCCTTTGGCTAAAGTCATTGAGGTGGAATCGTTCCTTGCATTCACATCACAAGCACTAATCGAGTCTAATCTAATCTTGTTAGAAATACAAGGGGTTGCACGCTGATTAGGATTTAAACCGCAGGATTCGTTTCCTTTCAACCGTGCACCAAATATACTTACATGGTCATATTCGCCTTTCTGTACCTTACTCCACGCATCATCAACATCTTTAGTTGCTTTAAAGAGCGCATTAAAGTGGAACGCATCTGCCTCTTCCCAAACCTTAGTTACAACTCCTAACACTCTTTCTTTGTGGAAGTCGTGGAGAATTGGGAGATGCATAAAGTCGGGGATAGCATCACTCATTGCGGCCTTAGTTATAATTTCTCTATCTTTATCCACTTTAGGCACATGGAAAGTGCCAGTAACTTTGCGAGGACTATTAAGTATATCATTTGGTTCAAACTCCCATGCTTTGACTACCGGACCTATCTCCTTTAAGTCTTTCTTTTCAGGGGATGGTTCGCTCTCAACAAACTCTTTTGAGAGTCCCTTCTCTAAATCTGCTTTCATCTTACCACAAACCTTTTCTGCAACCTCTTTTGTGTACTTTCCGCTTGCCATTCTCTTTTTGATACAGTCATCCCAGTCTTTTGAGTCACCGAACGGCATTTTCAACCTTCCCGCATTTCTTACAACGTCTTGCCAAGACCGTTTTTCCATCAACAACCCACTGTTTCTTTCTCCCCCACTTATGGAGTCCGATCAAACACATTATGATTCTAACCACCCCCTGTATGCAGAATTACAAAGTGCATTTGCATTGGCAGCATCACCTGTAACAGAGACTTTTATATCGGTGCCGCTAATAAATTTCAATGGTAACACTAATGTTTGGGTGTAAGCACCATCGGTTAATCCGACCTCGTGGTAGTTATAAAAGAAATTTATAAGAGAGGAAGTTAGATCATCGTATGTTGCTCTTAATGTGAATCTAACGTAATGTCCAACCGTCGAAGAACCAACAGAATATGAAATCTGTGCTATATAAAGTGTCTTATTGACCGGGACTGTATATATTGAGTTCCTAGCACGAGTGAATCCTGCTAGAATTCTAGTGTAAATTGGAGTGTCTGATAAGTGTCTTACATCAATATTCCCCGCAGCAACCTTATTTGCACCTGTAGTTAATACACGGAAGTTATTAACTCTATAAATATCGTCTGCTACTGTTGGAACCGCGTTTGTACCATTAAGCGTTATAGTCTCTGTTTTTTCAACAAAAGCGGTTGTTAGATAGTATAATTTAACTGTCTGAGCGCCAGTACCAGCACTACTATCATCAGCACTTGAAGAGATGACTTCCATCCTCATAGCACCAGTGGGGAATACATAAACTCCCCCAACACCCCACATATCTTCTTCTGCGGCATCAACATCGGGATTGAATGCTATTTTAGTGTAAGCAGTATGATTGGGGACATTTCCCTCAACAATCTCAAACCCATATTCGTTTGATGAAACTCTTAGTTTAAGATCGGTTGTTAATGGATTATTTTTTAATGCTACATTAAGTGGGTTGTTACTAGCAGTAACGTTTATAGCCGGGTTGCTCAATATAGATGTTACACTAGTTACCATTTCATCACATTCACTATAGTTGTATTACTTGAATAGTCAGAGAGTGTTGAGTTCACTGTAAGATTTACTGTATAAGTACCACGACTATACCATTGCTTATAGCAGTTCTGCGTGTAACAATGCGTGCCATCTCCCCAGTTCCAGTCCCATGATGTAGGCGTTCCTGTGCTTGCGTCTGTAAATAAAATTCCTTGAGGCCACATTAATGAGAAGGGGCCGGGCCAAGGTGTGAACTGGGACATTAACACATATGGGCTGTCCAAAGAATACCATTCAGAGATCGTTGTTGTTGAGTACCCATTATCTTTTATCCACATAGAGAGTTTATCTAATTTATCGGGAGTCCACGATAATATATCTGGATCGTAATTTGATATTTGGTGAAGCATTATATCTACAGTTTGGTTTGCAGTCCCGTTGAATATTACGCCTTTAACGTACTCTGGATCTGTTGTATTTGAAATCGCGACTGTAACGGGTAAGTAATAAATTTCTGGGTACACCACAGGTATTGTAATAAAAGTCCCCTCACCCCATGCAGTTCTGGCGGCTAAAACCCCTACGCTTTTTGCAGACGCTATTACAGATGAGTCGTACGCCCCCCCGGGGTATATGAGAAAACGTGCCGATCTGGTAAAATTCTGATTCAATAACCACGTCTGACCGTCACCTATAAGTCTTATTTGCTCAGACGAATTAATCGAAGTTAAATCTTTATGGTCAGAGCAATGATTCGATACGTCCCACCCTGCGTTATAAAGAGTTGTCATATTTTGGGTAGTGATAGAATCATCATCAACATAAGCCCCAGAACTATCCCAATAAAAACTTAAGGGCAGCCCGGTATAATATGTACGATTTGTGACAACGGCTATGGTCGCGGTTTGTCCATATTTTGAATGAATCGGGTAAGCCAAATCAAAGATGTTGGGGAAACCGTCATCATAAATAAACATAACTTTGGGCCAGTTCTTAACAGCACATACAGGTATATCGGCTGTCGAATTTACCCAAGTGGAATTACAGATATCTCCATAACAGGTATGCGTAGAGATCGTATTTGTTGTGTTGGCCCAAACCGGATTCCACTCTTCATAACTTAAGGTGGTGTTATGAACGAATGCCCCGTTTTTATAGATTGAGATGATATCAAAAGGACTTTGTTTTGTGTATGTCCAATTAATACTATTACAAGTTGATGTATTAGATAAATCTGTTACCGGGAGAGGTACGTACGCAGGAGTTACATTTATCATGGCCGTAACATTTTTAGATGACATACCTCCGGGGTTTGTTGCGGTAAAATTGATGTTATATAACCCCGTGCTGGAATATATATTAACAGGGTCCCGCTCTGTGCTGGTCGCCCCATCACCGAAACTCCAGTTCCACGCGGTTGGAAAAGGGATTGTTGTATCTACAACTTTTTTATAGGGGGTTTCCGATATTTCCGGCTCAACTTGCGCCCCCCACAGTAAAACTCCGCCCACGTTATCTCCAGCAAAGTTTGTTGTAGTATTTGAAGTTGCAGGGTATATACGAACAAGAGTGTTTCCCGGAGCACCGGACCCCTCATATACAGACATGCGTATCCTATACCACCCGGAACCGATCGATTCTATTGATGTCGCGGTTACTGGTCCCGCCGATGGGCCAACAGTCCCATTTCCAACATCAAAAAAACACTCGGGAGAGAGACCGGAGTTGGTAGGCATTAATACTTTTATCCAAAACAATTCAGATGCTTTACTATATATTGAAAATGTATACACGGTGTTATTTGTAGCAGTAAATAATTGCTGTACATTATGGGTGTTTGTCGAATAGTCTGCGACTAACTTATCAGCAGTAAGTGTACCATCTGGCGCAAGGTCAGTATCTATTGTGATATTGAAGCGTGTCCCTGTCCATACAGAGTTGTTTAGTTGTTCGGAATATGTTAAGTCGTTTGCACCGGTTGTTTCATTAAATTGAACTGTAAACGGCGCTGGCCCCGTCGTTGCATTACTTGTAAAATTTGCCGCCGGGGGAAGGCTCGCACTTGCACCTCCCACCCCCAGCCCCGCAATAACCAGCACCGCCACTATTACGATAAGCAGCGGATTCGCTACCTTTCTCATGGTCATACCTCACGGACAACTAACCTATAAGTACCTGCCGCAGTACCCGTATATTGGAAGTTTATAGTTTCTGTGTTATTAACTAATATCTCTGCCGGATATAATGCACCTGCTGTTAGGGTTGATCCCCCGTAAAGAGTTGCTGTGGTTGTGGTTGCTCCCACCGTATATGTAACTGATAGAACGCCCGCATTTGAGGGACAGAAATCTATTCGGAATATTCCTTGCGGCCTGATTGGTACTAGCCCAGTAGTTAAAAGATTTGAGCCTGCGCCCGGTAATGTACCCGCCTGAGTGTAGGTCCACTCTTTAAACCCACCGTTGTTTGAGATTATAACATCCATAATTACGCTCCAAATATTTTTAATGCACCTGCAACGCCAGTAGCATTACCCGCTAGGAATGCCGTGATATAGCCTTTTATTGATGGTGCGTTTTCCTCTAACTTCTTTGCCATGCGACCCATTGTTATTCCAGAAAGCCAATAGTGTGCCTCACTAACCCAAAATTCTGGAACTGGTGGGATATCTGCGGATGAAGTAACATCATTATACCCGATCATCGCCGCATATATGAATGCATGGCGTTCTGACCAAGTACTGAACGTTCCACCATACCCGGTGAACTTTTCCATCAGTTTAGCAACTACATCAGTACACTCAATCTCGCCTTTTCCTTCATCCGGGTCTTTTGCATTAGGTCCAAAAAGATATGGATATTTTTCAACCCACTTTTGATCCATAACTACTCCGGTAATTTACCTATCTTGTAGTAATACACTTCGGATTCCGTTTCATACAATCTTGGGGTGTTGTTTGATAATGGGATGGTGAAGACGCGCTTGCGTATCCCAACCTTGATCTGAACCGAATGGATCTTTGGGGTCTCCTTCATGAGTTTGACAGGGGATTTAGGCACTCCGAACGCATACTCTCTAGTACGATTCTCGTCATCGTTTCTGATCCAGTCTGTCACATATGCCGCTTCAACCCCATCAATAAACACTCCAATCAACAGAGTAAAGTACCCCCCGTCCTGAGGGTCTTTTGACATAGTGATCTCGGTCGAGATGTTTCTGTTCAGATGGAACCTGTACCCATCTAACGTTGGCGCGTCCTCTTTAGTAAGACCCAACTCTACTGGTTCAACCGGGTCCCTTACAAAAATTGAATTAATCGTTGCTTCCATAGTACACCTGTATATAAATTCTTTGTAGTGGTAAGTATAAATAGGTTATTACTTGGTTACTTCACCACTACGTTTAATCCTTTTTGTTTGGCTAACTCTTCAATGTATAAATACTGTTTCGATGGTGACTTTGCATGAGCCGCGACTTCTTTTATGAAGTTGTTGGTTGCTTCATTATCTATCTTCTTGACTCTGATGTGGTCCTGATCTAAAGTTGCAACTAATCCTACACCTTTTCCAGTCACCTTTATTTGCTCTTTTGCTATATCCGGTGGCGGTGGAATGGATACGTTCTTTGGTTCAGATGCTCCTTTTTGACCCCACCCTTTCCGCTTCTTTTTCCTAGAACCTACCGATTGTTTACCTTCATCTCTAGTTGAGGTTGCTCCTTTCTCCCTTACTGTGGTAATGTAGGAGTCCCCGCCGCGAGCGCCCCTACCAACATGCCTGCCGGGAGGGGCTTCACTAGGGTAGTTGATATACACCTTCGCTTTTGAGATGCCGTCATCTTCTATGAGTTCTAAATCCGCTTTCTTGAACTGCTTCTCCTCTTCCGCTCCATCTCTAGGCGCCTCTGTTCCTTTGCTTCCCTCATCACTTCCAATAGACGCATCAACGTACATCTCAGAGCCGTTGCCATATCTTCCCGCTTCTGTGTCGTCAGGGAGTCCGCCTTCTGTAGTTCCACCTTCACCACCTAACCCCATATTCATCTCTTCGATTGAAGCATCAAGGTCCTCAATTTCTGGTTTAGTGAGTTCGTCTGCTAGTGTAGAGACTTTTAATGCAACAGAGGGTTTTACACCCATTGAGACTAATGTATTGAATGTAGTTACTTTAATTGCCTGTGTCTGAGCAACCTTCTGTTCGTCGTCCAGATCAACATCTCTTACGAACTCGAAGTGCCAACCCTGACGATATCCTTTTAAGTAAGGCAGGATTTCCCTGTTGATCTTAGAAGCGAAATGCTTCATTAAAGGATAAAGCAAGCGCGATTTGGTTATGTTTCGCTTAACGTAGGCTGTCGCGCGATTATCGCTCTCCCCAATGAATTCGGACGGAGAGAACCCCCACATCGACCAAATAAGTTGGGCCACAAACTTTTGACCCTCAAGCCATTCCATATCATGAAGGCGCTGCGCGAGAGTAGTGACCTTCTCGTTGTTAACCGTGTGGATGATGCCACCAAACTTGTATGAACCACGATTCTCTACCTCTACTTTCCTGATACGCTGAGCCAACTGTTCCCTTGACATTACATCCGGGTGTTCCCAAACGATTGATGGAACTATACCATTCTCGAATGTCTTGCCTGCTGCTCTTGTGGAGTCAATTAGGTACTGTAACTGATGCTTTAAGAACTTAAGGAAATCCGTTCCGTAAATCCCATCAGTGCGCGGGTATGACATGAAGTAACAAATCTCTTCCGGTTGGAACGGTATATATACACCAGTACGAGAACGCTGCCAGTATCTTTGTGTATACCCATGAGACCACCACCCCTGATACATATTAGCCCCACTGGTTACGTAGTCTTTAGGGATGTTGATTGACATTGGAACCCTATCAATCTCTTTCCAGAACTCTGTCCCTAAATACCCCTTAATCTCAGTAAGATATCCTGCTTTATTGAAGGATTTGACCCATACTCCTGCATCGTATCTGATTAAATCCCGGATTGCCATTTTAAGGAGAACGTCGAAACTGTCCTGAGGGTTGGGGGAGTCTATGAAATCGGTTGCAACCTCTACACTCTCTCCATTACTATCTACAACCTTGTACTCAATAGACCCCATATAGTCCATGAGTGCCTTTTCACACATTGAATAATAGGAGTTTCTTGCTAACCTATCGTTTGTTAACTTATCAAAATCGTCCCGCCAAACACCAAGCGTATTATAATAGTTAGATATAGTATGGATTGCTCTGCGTATAGATTCGGTGTCAGTTACATCATTCTTCTCTTTATTCTCTATAAAAACATCCTTTGAATCATAATGAGAGACTGCTTGGTTAGTTGATGCTTTAATCAGCATGTCCGCAATTTCCGAATCCATATCTTTAGTAACTATTGGCTCCGTTAGCGGGGGTACTGTAGGTGTTACACTACTTACAGTACTTATACGACTTAAATCAAGCAAATCCTCTTCCCTGTATTTACCTCTACGCAATCCCATAAAAATCCTATATAAAGATATGGGAGTGGAGTATTTAATAGTTTCTGGTGTGCTTTAGTATTTCAAGTCTAGAAGATTGACGACCATCTCCTTCGTCCCACTCAATATATCTTTCTTCATCACTACCATAAGAAGATACATCATACTCCTCATGTACCTCTTCCATAGGGATTTCGCCCACAACTTCTGTGCGGTTCTTTGAAAGACCCCACGCTGTAAGTAATACACTACTTACACAATCGTCATGCATACCTTCTGGGGCACCATACCTTATGACACCGCTCGGTAAGGCTTCAAATGTGTACGCTGACATTTCATCAATTATAACTTGTATGTGCGGGATGCCTATTTTCTTATCCTTAATCATAATCATTAGATTTTTGATAAGATCATACTTAGACTTAACAGTAAACGTGTAGGGATAGCACATAACATCCATTCTTTGTAGATCTTCTACGATGGGGTCTCCTACACCCGTGCTGTCTAAATAAGCAACAGCATCGTTATATTTCTTTGCAACATACGCTATCTTATCACGTTGGAAGTTCCAGTCTATCTTATTGAACCTTTCAAAATGAACAACCTTCCCCGTCTGAGTATCTGCCACAGTCAATACCGTAAAATCCTTATGCTTTGCTAAGTCTACACCCATCACATAGTTATGTCCGGGTACTGGTTCCCTTAAGTGTTCTCCTAACACACCCCGTATATCTTGGAATACTTCTCCACCACCCTCTATGAATTCTGCCATATACTCTTGGCGGAAGATGAGTTCTGGTGTGGTTTCTCTTCTAGCCTCGATTTCTTTATCAAAGTCCGGAATAGATGTATTACACACAGAAGGATAATTGAAACTCTTGTATTCTGGATATTGGCTCTCGTTTGTACCTCTTAAGTATAACCCATAGAAAAAATTCTTTCCTTTTGGGGTTGATATAAATATCGCTTCACCTTTCTTATCAGCGAGAGATGGTTGAAGCGCAACTTCCCATGCGTCGGGTTTAACTCTCGCGGCTTCATCTAGAATAAGAAGATCGAGCCCCTCCCCGACTAAAGCGTCCGGGTTATCCGCACTTTTCGCCCAAATAGTTGATCCATTAACTAACTCTATAACCATATCTCCTTCTTTGATGTCCTTGATATATGATTTCGGAAGGAACTTTTTTAGCATCCTCCATAGAATCGCAGTCTGAGCATATTTAGGGGATACGATCCATATAACTTGGTCTGACTTTGTTAGTGCTTTTATTATAACAATATAAGAACAGAGGCGGGTTTTACCGAACCTCCTACCGCAGCACACAACTTTAAATCTATGTGTGTCATTGTATATTTCCATCTGCTTTTCATGGAGTGTAAAGTTTAGTTGGGTCATACCTTTTCCGCTTTAATACCGAGTTGTTCCATGCGAGTAATAATATTCTGGCAGTAAGTAGGGTCTTTTTCCATCATATAACAAGTCCTATTTAAACTTTCGCATACTATCATGGTTGTTCCACTCCCCCCAAAAAGGTCTAATACTGAGCCGTTCAAGTCTGTGAATGTACTTACAAGTTCTTTGAATAACCCGATTGGTTTTGGGCAACTGTGAGCATCTCTAAGCCCCACTTCTCTGTCGGTATGGTATTCGAGATGGTCGGTATCCAACATTTTATTCTTAGGCTTGGCCCCAATAAATAGGATTGGTTCTGTAACCATGCATCGACTAATCGGGCCGGGGGTTAACGCAAAACCTTTATACCAGAATGCTGACCCAAGCATATCAAACTGCGTGTAATAATACTTTTCATTCCTGTTACCCGGCGTTATAATTAAGAAAGGACTAAATCGTAATGCATTGTTTACATACTCATAAATAAAGAACTTATAATCCTCATCCGTTTTATTATCCTCATCTCCTTTGTATTCGTACCCTACATTATAAGGTGGGTCGGTAAGTGTGATATCCGCTCTCTCCCCATTCAGTAAGTCTTCTACATCACTTTCAGACGTACTATCCCCGCACATTAATCTATGGCGGCCTAGAATAAATATATCCCCAGTCTTTACTTTCGTAGATGATGAATGGACATCCGTACATAAGGGCTTCTCGGTGGGGGATGTGGCAACCTGTTGGTGAGCACGTATGGCAGCGTCGATCTGTTTCTGCTCCATAACAAGATTGTCCTTTAGTACCTCTTTTCCCCATGTTTTATCTAACTCCAGTAATATTTCTCCTAGTTTATCTAAATCAAACGTCCCTTTAGTTAAGTTGAAATTAATTGTTTCCGCTTTACACTCCTCATCTGAGATATCAAGTACTTTAACTTCCACTTCGGTTGCGCCAAGTTCTTTGAGCGCCTTGTGTCGGTGTTCTCCATCAATTATCACTCCATTCTTATTAACGATGACGGGATCTAAGAATCCTCTTTTCTTGATAGATTTCTTGAGGAACTGATAAACTGTATCCCGCATCTCGTTCGGATTGTACTCGTTCGGTTTTATGGAGTCTATAGGGACTACTTTAGACTTAACGATCTTCATTGTTCCTCCACCCCCGGTATGCTGTGAACCAATAGTACGTAGATGACACTAACATGAATATAAGTGGGAGACCGTTCCACATATTGAGGATGACTCCTATGAGTACGAGTGCATTGATTGGATTCCCACACATCCATATGAAAAAACCCTTTCTCCGCTCTTGGTTTGAATCGTGGGTTACATACCAAGAACCTGCAACTCCAAGCGCAAATCCAATGAATGCCAGAATGTAACCTGCGTACTCTAACATTAATCCTCCTTTGAGTGGGATAACCTATACTCTAACTCTTTTATCTGTTTTTCCTTATCTTGTATAATTTGTTTGAGCCTCCTTACCTCCGCTTCGTAAAAAGTTATTGCGTCCATCATACCTCCACTATTGTATATTCGTGTAACCTGTTTGTTATATACGTATTAACCCAAACTCCGGGAGAATTTGACATGTAGTGACCACAGTCAGCACATTGAAACTTGCGGATTGTTCCCCACGTTTTAGTCTTACGAGTGCCTGCTTTAGTTATATTAGTTGAGCCGCACTCGTCACAAATTACAGGGTCTTTAAGGTCTGCCATTTTTCCTCGGGCACCCATACGGTGAGCAGTACGCATACACACCATCTATGAGACAGTTGCTTCCACCCCTTGTTGGTTTAGCATTAGGACAAGTCTCTACAAAGATGAAGAACTCTTTCCATTCATCAGCAGTTAAAACTTTAAGTGACTTCACACCACCACTTCCTTCATTAAGTCTTTTCCTTTCAACGTAAAGATATGAGGTTCAACTTCAATCCTATCTTTAATGTTCAATACAAGGTAGCCCATGTGCGGCATGAACGCTAATGTTCTTCTAGCCGCAAACTCGTCACGACTCTTCCAGCAGGGACAAATAACACCTTGAGCGTGTTGGAACGATACATTGACATAATAATGGGTATGTCCTCTAAGTAGTAAATTAAATCCCTGATACTCCGGGTTTAGTGCGGAAATCATCATTTGCTGTGCTATTGCTGTCGTCCTATAGGAAGTACCTGAGGAACTAACCCCAACGTCATGACATGCATGTATCCGCTTACCTTCACTAACCAATGCAAGTTCATCCCCAAAGGTCCCTTTAAATCCTTCGATAACATTCTTATCAGAAGAGAGGTTATCTCCGACATGGTAGTAACTTCCTTGGACTCCCAAGTAGGTATTTGTATGTACCATACTGAGGAGATTAGAAGCAACTTCCATTTGAAGATTGATATCTGTTGTCCAGAGACCAGTACCATTTGATTTCCGGTTAACTCCGTCGCAGGTGTCTCCGAGATTGAGTACTGCATCAACTCTACCCACATCGTCCACCATCTCCTCAAACTTTGTGTATATTTTTTTCTGGATAAGGTTAGATTCGATTTTCATCTTCCGTTCTGCCTGATCAATATAAACTTCGTCAGGCATGATACTTACACGATTTCCTACGTGCATATCTGAAATAACAAGTATTCTTTTCGTCAATTTACCCACTCCACCCCAGTTGCCCCGCATTTTTCACATACACACTCTTCAGTTGCTACCATTTTCTCCACCTATAATCTCATCTAGTTTGTCACTGTCGAATAACGTTTCCGGGTCAGATTCCACGTCTGCCACTTCTTTACACGATTCCATGATTTTCTCCTTGTATGCTATACTTCTTTTTGATTCAACTCTCGGTACAACATTAACCGTTCCATCAGGAATCTCTTTAACTTCCTTAGATTGATTCAACTGCTG